CCCGGCCGCTGCCGGAAAGCCTCACCTCAGGGGGGCCGGTATCCGCCGGTCCAGGAGTGGCGCAAGGTGGCTGATCTCGCTTTTATTGGTGATTTAAAAGAAGCGCCGGGGCCACCTGGGGTTTATGGCGGAGATTAAGAGAGAAGCATGGTGGCATTAATAAAAATTATTAGAAAGATCGTTTGTTTCTTTAGGGGGCATATATTCTTGAGTTGGCCACAGACAAAAGAGCCATTTGACGGCACTTTGGTTTGTGAGCGGTGCGGATATACCATTACTTTCCCGCCTATCTAAAGGGGGTAAAAATGCTACAAGATGTTCGTTTCCCTGAATTATACCCGCGAGCCTATATCTATGCGGTTTTTGATCGTGCTTCTGGAGAAAATTTGTCACGCAGGTTTGCTATTCTAGCCGCTGATGACTCGACAGGGCAAATAGTTAGATATGAATTTAAGCCTCCGGAAAGCCGAAAAATCCAGGATCGATATATTGTTTCCGAAATCCGCAATATCGAGATCGTAAATATGGAAGCGAGATGAACCTTAACCCCTGGCCCCTGGCCCCTGGCCCCTGCCTTCCCCCCTGGTCCCCTGCCGAACTCTCCGCCTGGGCGCCGCCGGAAGCTATAACCGTATCTGAGTGGGCCGAGCGCCACCGGGTGCTGCCGCGGCAGTCCGCCATCCCCGGCCCCTGGAACAACCGCCTGGTGCCTTATGCCGTGGGGGTGATGGACGCCTTTATCGACCCGGCGGTGGAGCGGATCACCATCATGGCATCGGTTCAGAGCGCCAAGACCGAGAGCGCCTACAATATGATCGGCTACGCCATCTCCCAGGACCCGGCCCCGGCCCTGGTGGTCATGCCCACGGATAAGACCCTGAAGCGAGTAAACCGCCGCCTCCAGGACATGATCATGGAGAGTCCGGAGTTGTCCAAGGAGATGACCGGAGATCCAGACGACATGCAGAAACGGCTCATCATGCTGCGGCGTATGGAAATACACTTCGCCACCGCCGGGAGCAAGTCGGATCTGGCCAATGTTGAGGCCCGGTATGTTCTTCTGGATGAGCCGGACCGTTATCCCAGCGACACCGGTGATGAGGGCTCCCCCATGGAAATGGCGGAGGCCCGGGCCACCACCTTTTGGAACCGCAAGATCATTCAGCCCTGCACCCCGACCGTGCCCGACGCCTACGTCAATATCGAGTACGAGCGCTCCGACAAGCGCCGGTTCTGGGTCCCCTGCCCTCATTGCGGCGGCTACCAGGTCTTGAAGTTCAAGCAGATCAAGCATGTGGGCGAGGCGTTGGGTAAATGGCCCAAGGACAAGCGGGACCCGGACTATATCAAGCGCGAGCGAGTGGGCCGGTACGAATGCGTCCACTGCTGGGCCGAAATCGACGATCGGGACAAGCCGGGGATGCTGGCCCGGGGCCAGTGGGTTCCGGAAGGGCACCCCATCGCTCTGGACGGCGTCATGCCGCCCATTCCGCCCACCTCTCACGTCGGTTTTCACTGGAGCGCCCTTTATTCCCCCTTCCGCAACTTCTCCGAAGTGGCGGCGCAGTTCTGGGCCACCCGGGACGATCGGGAAAAGTTCAAAACCTTTGTCAATCTCTGGCTGGCGGAGCCCTGGAAGGAGGTCATCAAACAGCGTCCGGCCTCGGCGATCCTGCAGCTCTGCACCGAGCGCCCGGCCCTGACCGTGCCCCCGGGAACCCTGGCCCTGACTGCCGGAATCGACTCGCAAAAACTGGGTTTTTGGGTGGTGATCCGGGCCTGGACCCCGGCCCCAGGGGGTGGACTCCACTCCCACCTGGTCCGTTATGGGTTTGTGGGGAGCTTCGGGGAGCTGGACCGCTGGATATTTACCGATGTTTACCCGGCGGATGACGGCAGCCTGTCCTATCCGGTGTGGCGGGGCGGCATCGACATCGGCGGCGGGGTCGGAGACGCCGGCGAAGCCACCATGACGGAACAGATTTACGACTGGCTGCGGCGCTGCGGCCGGGGGCGCATCTTCGGGGTCAAGGGGGCGGCCCGGGCCTTGGCCGGCGGCAAAAAGATGAACTACAGCCTCATCGACAAGTTTCCCAACGGCAAACCCATCCCCGGCGGCATTGCCCTCTGGCACCTGGACACCGGCCGGTTCAAGGATGATATCTGGAGCCGGGTGGAAACCGGGCGGTTCCACCTCCATGCCGGCACTAAAGACATGTATGCCCGGCAATTGACTTCGGAGGCCAAGGAGCGGGACTCCCGGGGCCGGGAGATGTGGGTAATCCAAAGCGGCAAGGACAACCACCTCCTGGATTGCGAAGTCTATTGCGCCGCCATGGCCGACCCGGAGTGCTGGGGCGGCGTGTCGGTGCTGGCCATGGTGGGGGATGATTCACCCAAGGAAGCCGCCCCGGTAGTTGAAACCCTTAACCCTATTACCGGCCGGCCGTTCGGCAGTTTTTGGGGCCATTCTGTCAAATGAGGGGAGAAATGATGACCGTAAAGGTAGCCGGATTGCTACACCCGCACCACGTGGCCGAGATGTTGGCCTGTACCGAGAAGCATGTCAGGGAACTGATCCGGGGCGGCGACCTGGTGGCGATTAAAATTGGCAAGCGCAGCCGCCGGATTACCCGGGAATCGGTCGTCATTTTTCTTGAAAAAAACCGCATCGACCCCGAATGTTTTTTTGAATGACTGCATTTTAGCGAACCAGAGCGGAACAAACGCACCAGAGGGCCTTGAGCCCTCTTTTTTTTTGGTCAACACTAACAGCATGGCTTACACCCAAGCGCAGCTTGAAGCTATGTTGACGGAAGTGCAAGCGGCTATTTCCAAGTGCATCACTGCCCAGGAGTATGCCTCCGGAGCAGGGATCAGCCTGAAACGGGCAGCTTTGGACCAGTTGCAGAAACGGGAACAGTGGCTTTTGGGGGAGATCGCCAAGTTCGGCGGCGTGGGTTCGACTTTTGACCCGGTAAACCGGGTGGAATTTGTGGAGCCCTTATGAATCCGCCGCGGCCGTTTACCCGCCTGGACCGCTTGATCAACTATCTCTCTCCCGGCACAGGCCTGCGCCGCCAGGCCGCCAGGATGCATCTGGACCTTATGGCCGATTACCGGGGGGCCGACACCTCCCGCCTGCGCAGTAACTGGCTTTTGGGCCGCAGTTCCGCGACCCCGCCGTCCTATACCCTGGAAACCCTCCGCAACCGCTCCCGGGATCTGAACCGTAACGACGCTGTGGCCAGTGGGGCCACAGATACCATGGCGGTGAACATTGTCGGCCGGGGCCTGCGCCCCCAGTCCCGCTTGCGGGCCGAGGTCCTGGGAGTGAGCGAAGAAAACGCCCGGGATTTGCAGCGTCAGGCGGAATCAATCTGGCAAACCTGGGCGCCATTGGCTGATTCCGGGAACAGGCAGTCGTTTGACGACTTGCAGTTCCTGGCCCTGCGTAAAATTGTGGAGGACGGAGAGGTCCTGGCCCTGCCGGTGATGGCGGATGAACCATGGCGGCCCATAGCCCGGGCAGTGGAGTTGCTGGAGAGCGACCGTCTCTGTCCCCAGGGCGGCAAAACGCCCACGGCCATGGAAACCGCGGTGGAGGTGGGCACCCGGGGCCAGCCGGTGGCCTACTGGATATCCCGGATGAACTATGCCAACCAGATGGGGTCGGTGTATGACATTGGCGACCCGGAGCGCGTCGAGGCCCGGGACGCCGCCGGCCGCCCCCGGGTGCTGCATATTTACCGGGTCAACCGCCCCGGCCAGGTCCGGGGTGTGCCGTATTTTGCCCCGGTGCTGAATTATTTCAAAGACCTGTCCGATTACCTGGACGCCGAGCTGGTGGCCGCTAAGGTGGCCGCTTGTCTGGCGGTGTTTGTTACCAAATCCGATCCCCAGTATGGCGCCCTGGGCGCTGCCACCACCACGGAGACCACCACCAATAAGAGGATTCAGGGGATTGAGCCGGGCATGGTGAATTATTTAGGTCTGGGGGAAAGCATCTCCGTTGTCGATCCCAAGCGGGGCGGGGAAACCTTTAGCAGTTTTGTGGAGGGCGTTCTGCGGATGATCGGCATGGCCCTGGGCCTGCCCTATGAACTCCTGGCCAAAGATTTTTCCAAAACCAATTACTCTTCCGCCCGGGCCTCGCTGTTGGAAGGGCGGCGCCTGTTTTCTACCTGGCGCTCCTGGTTTGCCGCCCAGTTTTGTCAACCCTTTTGGGACCTGGTGCTGGAAGAGGCTTATCTGCGGGGACTGTTTAAGGCCCCCCGGTTTTACGAATTGCGCGCCGAATACGCCCGGGCAGCCTGGATCGGCGGCGGTTGGGGTTGGGTTGACCCGGTAAAAGAGGTGCAGGCTTCCAAGCTGGCCATTGATTACGGCCTCTCCACCCAGGCCGAGGAGGTTGCGGGCCAGGGCCGGGATTGGGAAGAGGTGTTTGAACAATTAAAGCGGGAGCAGAACCGGGCCGCCGAGTTGGATCTGTTCTTTCCGGTGAGCGGCGCCCCGAAAATGGCCGTGGCCGGCGATCAAGGGCCGGCGGGAGATGCGAGCGATGCCGAAACCGAATAAAGGCGAATCGAAGCAGGATTATCTCAAGCGCTGCACCGACCAGTTGACCGGCCAGGAAGGCAAGACTGCGGACCAGGCCTTCGCCATGTGTAACGGCATGTGGGACAGCGCCAAAAATACCCGTTCTGCCTTGTCTTTGTCTGCCCCTCTCAACCTCGAGGCGCCTGATGGCAACGGCAAGGCCAAGTTGTTCCTGATCACCGCCTATAGCGGCAAACTTCTTGACCTGGGCTGGTACGGCAAGCTCATCATTGACCTGAAGGGCATCAAGGCGGAACCGAAAATGCCGGTGCTTCGGGAGCATCTGCGGGACCGGGTGGTGGGGTTCAGCAAAAAAGCCTGGGTGCAGGAAGGCAATTTTCTCATTTCAGGCCAGTTTTCCCAACGGACCGCCGACGCCCAGGAAGTCTTGAGCCTGGGAGAAGAGGGTTTCCCCTGGCAGGCCTCCGTCGGTATCTGGCCGTTGAAGGTCAAGGTCTTGGATAGCGATAAGGAGACGGCCAAGGTCAACGGTCAGGATATTTCTGGCCCGGCGGAGATCTGGAGCGAATCCGTTGTACGGGAAGTGAGTTTCGTCAGCCTCGGGGCGGATGAAAATACCGCGGCCATCGTTCTGTCCCGGGATACCGAAGTCCCTGTGGAGATCGAACGGGCCACAAAAAAGCAGGAGGATGTGATTATGCCGATTTCTTTGGCGCAAATGGAACAGGAGGCCCCGGAGCTGTTGATCCAAATCCGGGAGCAGGCCCGGACGGAGGGGGTGACCGCCGGACTGTTGGATGGTGCCCAGGCTGAACGCGATCGGGTGATGAAGATTCTCCGGGCCGACGGCGACCGGGCCTTGACCCTGGAGGTTGTGGAGCAGGGGGAGACGGTTGAGGACGCGCTGGGAAAACTGTTCCAGGCAGAAAAACTTTCCCGGGCTCAGGAACTGGAGCGCCTGAAGGCGGCGGCCCCGGGCAGCATGGGGCAGGGAAGCAATCCGGCCCCGGAGGCTGATTTTGAGGCCAAGGTAAAGGAACTGCAGTTGGCCGGCAAGACCCGGGTTGAGGCTATCCGTTTGGCGGTTCAGAGTTTCCCGGAATTGCACCAGGCATATCTCGACCGGCACAACCCGGCGCCCACGAAGGAGGGGTAATACATGTTCACCAAAGAAAACCGGAGTTTTATCGCCACCGCGGCCATCGAGCCGAACCGGAGAGTGAAGCTCTCTGCGGGTACGGTCACCAGCCCCCCCAGCGTCGAGTATGCCGGGGCCGGGGAATACGGCATCGGCATCTCTTTAACCCGGGCGGCCCTGGGCGCCATGGTCACCGTCAAGCTGTGGAATGACGGCGGCACGTTCCAGATCGAGGCCAACGGCGCTATCGCCGAAGCCGCCAACCTGTACGGCACCGCCAACGGCCGGGTGGACGATTCCGGAACCGGTACGGTGCAATTCGCCGCCCTGCAGGCGGCCAGCGGCGCCGGCTCGGTCATTGAATGTACCATCAACCCGTATCTGGCCACCGCGGCCGGGTCGGTATCCATTACCGATACCGGCAACCTGATCACCGGGGTTACCGTGGAGGCGGCTCTGGCTGAAATCATGCAAGGGATCAAGACGGCGCAGTATGCCATTCAACCCTTGTCAATCACCCTGGAAACCGGGGCGCCCACCGTGGTTTTTGCCGACGGCGCGGCTGACGGTTTCACTCAGTTGACCAACAAAGAAATCGGGCTGCGCTGGAACAATGCCGCCAATCCCACTAAGATGGCGGCCCGGTTCCTGATCCCTCCGGATCTGGACCCGGCGGCCGACATCGTGGTGCATTTCCTGGGCGCCATTATCAAGGCCGGCGGGGCTGAGGCTGATTCCCCGACCATCACGTGTGAGGCGTACTTTGCCGCCGCCGGGGCCGCCATGCTGGCGGACGCTGATTGCGGCGGGGCCTCGGGTGAATTTCTGACGGCGGCGACCAATACCTATCAGGAAAAGACCCGGTCGATTGCTGCGGCCGACATCCCGGCGGCGGCCGCGGTGCTCACCCTGATCTTTAATCCCACCGACGGCCAACTGCCCGCCGATGATTTTGTTTTGGCCGGTGTTTGGCTGGAAGTCACCCGCAAGTGCCTGACCTCCTAACCGGGGGCAAATCATAGGGCAAAGGAGGATTGAACCATGCCCCGACCCACTTCTGCAACCACGATTCAGCGCCCCGATTTGGGGGCCCTGGCTTATGAAATGTTGGTCAACCCCACCGATTTTATCGCTGACCAGGTACTGCCGATTTTTGAGACTCCGGAGCAGTCCGGGGATTACCCGAAAATCCCGGTGGAAGCCTTTTTGAAAACCCATGACACCCGCCGGGCGCCCCGGTCCGGCTATGTCCGGGATGACTGGGAATTTGCCACGGGCAATTTCTCCTGTCAGGACCACGGCCATGAAGAACCGGTGGACGACGTGGAAGCCCGCATGTACCGCCGCTTTTTCGACGCCGAGGTGGTGGCGGTGGAGCGGGCGGTGGACAAGATTCGCCGGGCCCGTGAAGTACGGGTCAATACCCTGCTGATGAACACCGGCAACATCACCCTGACTGCGGCCGCTACGGCCTGCTGGGACGTGGCGGGCAGTTGCACCCCCAAGGTGGACGTGGACGCCGGGATCACGGCCATGCGCAACGGCCGGGGCATCCTGCCCAACGCCGTGATCATGGATTACAAGGTGTTCAAGGACGTTATGCGTTCCAATGAACTGAAAAGTTACCTCCAGTACACCAGCCCGCACCTGATCGAAACCGAACAGGCCCAGCGGGACATGCTGGCCAAGTATTTCGGGGTCCAGCAGGTGCTGGTGGCCAAGGCCATGTATGATTCGGCGGACAAAAACCAGACCGCCAGCCTGGCCAGCATCTGGAACAACGACTACGTGCTGTTGGCCCGGATCGGCACCAATGCCCGGGATTTGAAAGATCCGTGCGTCGGCCGGACTTTTCTCTGGACCGGTGACAGCCCCCAGGCCCTGGTGGTGGAACAGTACCGGGATGAAACTACCCGGTCCTGGATTTACCGGGTGCGCCACAACGTCCAGGAAGCCCTGGTCTACGCTGGCGCCGGGTATATCATTTCCAACGTGACCACCTAACCCATGGCCCTCCGCGACGACATCGCCACCGATGCCCAGGCCGCCTGGTTTGACACCGGCGGCCTGGCGCAGACGGTGACCTACACCCAGCCGGGGCGGGAGTCGGGGGGCGCGGAGGTGGTGACCTCTCTTCCGGCAGTGATCAGTTATGGAGAAAACCCCGGGGGCGACCGCCGATTTACCGCCGCCGCCCTCATTGTCCTCATCCCCCGGGCCAGTATCGCCGCCCCCCGGAAAGACGGCGACTATCTGACCGTGGACGGCGTTATTTGGCGGGTCCGCAACATTAAGGCCGGGGACGCTTTGGGGATCACTTGGGAACTTGAATGTACCAGCGGCGAACAGGCGGTAATGAAGTCCCGGGCCTGAAAAATAGGTTCAGGGTTTTAGGAAAAACGGCAAGGGGCTGTAATGTTAAATCTGCGCATCCAGGATTTGGCCACCAAGTACGTTAAGGACCGGAGCCGTTCGGCCTCCAAGGCCCACTCCGACGCCCTGGCGGCCTCAGGCTTCCGCCTGCGGCAGCTTACCCAGAGCGGGATGCGCCAGCAGGCCCCGGGGGGCGTCGCCTGGCCCCCGGCCTCTCCCTGGGTGCAGTTCGGCGTCAGCCTGGCCGGGCGGGCTCGTATGGCCCAACGCCGCCTGGCCCG